CATTTGCTGGAACATCATAGTCAGCTACCTCTGTTGATTTAACTACATACCAATCAGTAGGTGCTAGTAATCCTGATGCTTGTTGTTTTACTATTCTTTTCTTTTCGGTTTTTAAACCATAGTTAATTACTTGGTTGCCATCATCATCTAATAAATTATTACCATCTTCATCTACTGCGTTTTCATCATTTAATTTTTTAGGTGTAGCAGTTCCCCAAGATTTAGTAACTTGACCATCTGCAAAGTTATATTGTTCGTTAGTGTTAATGTAATATGCTTCGTCTTTGTAATTAGTTGTATCAGTTATAACTTCATAAATACCTATTGCATTTAATTCTGATTGCGACCACAGTTGAAATATTTTAGCTGGATATTGAACATCTCCTATTACTAAAGATTTTGGATGGTTGATATATTTTGAAATTGATCCGTCTTTTATTAATGCGTACATATTTTAACTCTCACTTAAATTTAATGTTCTGCCTACTTCTTGCCATACAGCTCCATTGTATCTGAATACTAATATGTCTGTTTTACCGTCTGAACTTGTTGCAGTAGGAGCAGTTGATGCAGCAAATTCAAATACTGTGTTCCAAGCTATAGTGTGCGAACCATTGTAATTAATCTCAACACAGATGAACGCTCCTTCAACTGCATTACTTGGAGCAGAGAAAGTAGTGCTTTCTGTTGTTAGATGATATGCGTTTGGTTTAGCTTGTGTATCCCAAGCAATAGCATTTGATGATGAGGTTAATGCTTGTTGAGGAATGTAAGCTAGATCGTTAAATTTAATGGTTCCAGTTCCATTTGTAGTAAACTGGATATGACCATTAGCACCATCTTCTAAAGTTATGTTTCCAGCGTTTGTGCCATTATTTGTATTTAAAATAAGATCGCCAGTACCTTGAGTAGTTAGAGTGGCGTTAGCATTGTTATCTCCAATTTGTACTGTATCTGCACCAAGATTTACATCTCCTGTTCCATTAGGAATAATATCTATATCAGCATTTGACGTAGAAACTATGTCTTGTCCATTTACATCTAAATTACCACCAAGTTGAGGAGAAGTGTCATCAACTACATCCGACATATCTCCAGAGCCATCAGCTCCAGAATAACTAAAGTGTACTCCTACTCCATCAGTATTTGAAAATGTACCACTTGATACAATGTGAGTTACTGGAACTTTTGTATAACCAGAAGCATCTGTTACAGCTCCTGTTACTTTAAAAGTTGCGTAAGTAGAGGCAGTTCCTTCTTTAGTAATTGTAACAATTCCTCTTGCAGAAGAATTTGAAATATCATCCCAGCTTTGAACAAAACTAGATATATCAGCTGAAGCATCGTCTGCATCATCTACATATAAAATTGAAACACTTGATAGTGTACCATTGTTAAAAGCAATTTTACCAGCTCCAGGATCTGCGTCTGAAGTTGAATTATTAAATGTCATTGAAAGCTGTGAGTTAGTACCTGATGCTCCTGTTGAGCCTGTGCTTCCAGTTGATCCTGTACTTCCAGTCGATCCAGTATCGCCTTTGTCTCCAACTCTTGTAAAGTGAACAGATAATTCATCTGCTGCTGAAAAAGTATTATTTGAAACTAAATGAGTAACAGCTAATTTATTATATCCTGACGCATCGGTTGATGAACCAGTTATAGAAAATCTTGCGTATGTTGAACTGTCGTTAATATCTACAATGTGAAGATAACCTTTAATTGATGATGTGCTGTCATCCCAAGTTAATACATCGGCTGAAGATGTTGCTCCATTTGCATCAGCATCATCAATATAGATTGCTGTAACTGAAGCATAAGTTCCATTATTAAATGCTATTTCTCCAGCTCCAGGATCTGCATCAGATGTGCCAGTATCAAATTTATAAAAATATCCAGGTATTGCTCCATCTTCTCCAGATGCTACAAAAGATATAAATACTTTATCAGTATCAGCAAAAGTTCCAGCATTATCAATATAAGTTAAACTTACTTTTGAATAACCAGATGCGTCTGTAATAGCACCAGTTACTTTAAATACCATCCAAGTGTCTAATGTATTTGCTTTTGAAATTCTTATTCTTCCTCTGTTAGTATCATTTCCGCTAACATCATCCCAAGATTGAACCCATGCTGAAACATCTGTAGAGTTAAATTCTAAATCATCAATGTACATTTCAGTTGCACTAGAGATTGTTGCGTTGTTTAATCTAAATTTTCCTGAACCAGGATCAGCATCAGCAGTAGTTGTGGAGTAAGTAAACATAGCACTATCTCCTCCAGCTGGTAAGAAGTCAGCAACAGTTTGAAGTACATTTCCTGTGCTATCAAAACCTAAAGTTCTTGATGCTCTTGTAGCGGCATCTTCTGTAAATTCTGGTGTCGTAATAGTAGTTGTTCTTGATACTTTAAATGATCTATCTAATTGTTCTTGTAATTCTTGAGCAATAGCTAAGTTTTTATCAAAAGCGGTTTCTAAAGAGTTAGCTGGTAAGTTATCATTTTCAATTAAATCTAAGGCTTGAGTTTGTGTAGTATTTCTTCTTAAAATAACTGTTTCTGTTGAGGCTGGTGCTTGACCAGAAACAAAACTAACTGTACCACCTCCAGCATCTCCAGCACCACTAACTGTATAATTAGTAGTTAAAGTTTTTGTAGTCTCTGTTCCAGCAGCAGATCTTATAATAACTAACATTTCGCTATCCGCAGATATTTTAAATGTATAGGTAAAATCTAAGTTAGATCCATCTCCGCTAAAGCTATTTTTAATAATTGTAGTTGATATAGTCATATTATTGCATTCCTAATGCCTCTTCTGTTTCAGCAGTTAAAGGCTCTCCTCTTTGTCTGGTTATTATTTTTTTGTTTCTTAAATCTTCTCCTCTTACTCTAATGTCCTCTAAAAATGGATTATCTTCGTTTAATAAAAATTCTTTAGCCATTCCTCTTGCTTGAGATAATGTATCTTTAATCATTGCTTCTTTAACGATTGCGTTCGTTTCATTAATATAATTTTCATTTTCTATTAACTCTTCCATTCCTTGTTTAAATAATTGTCCTGAATTTTTTTTGTAAAATCTTAACTCTTCTGAAGTTAATGGAATGGACACATTCATTCCTGGACCAAAGTTATAAGAAATTTTCTTATCAATAGATGTAAATGTCGGAAGAACATTTAACAATTCTTCTTTAACTGGTGTCATTTCAAAACTAGATAAATGACCAAACTTTTCTATTCGATCTCCTAGAATGCTGTAGTCATATTCAAGATTGCTTTCATTAACATTCTTCAACATATACTCATTAAACTCGGTGTTAATTTTGTTAAAGTCATCGTTGAATGCTTTTCCAACTTGTTTAACAACACCTGGTACAAATGATGCTGAAAATTTAGAACCCCAACGATAAGCACCTTCAACAGCTCCAACTGCTTTGAATGTTTGAATATCATTCATGCCTTTTGAGATACCAGCAAGATATGTACTGTCTGACATTTGTTCTCCAATAGCTAAAGTAAAAGCAAGTAAATGACTTAATATATCTTGAGCTTGGTCATGATTATCCATAACCATACCAAGTATTTTTCCAGTATTAGCAGATGTGCTTAACATCATATTAAAAGGATCTAAGCCAGTAGTATTAACCTGAACATATTTTCCTTCTTGTCTTGGATCTGGAAATCTTATTGAATTAGGTTGATAACCTATGGCTTTCATCATTATAGATTTAGAGCCTCTCATATTATTAGGAAGATCTATGTCTGATCCACCAGTTACTCCATAATAACCTAATGGCATAGTTGCCATATAAAACATAGATCCTAAAGCTAATCTTGTTCTAGCCATTTGTGCTTTAGCTCCGCCTTCAGCTATATCAGCATTATATCTTGTTAAAACTTGAGCAAGACCTGGAGTACGTTCTGAAACAAAACCTAAAATATTTGTCGGTGTTTGAATAAATGGTAAATAGTAGTTTGATAAAAAACTAAATGGACCACTATTATTTTTTAATTTTTGTATATGATGAATAGATCCTAATCTATCATGTCTGTTATTTAATTTTGTTTGATACGTTACATAGTGTGCAGCATCATAAGCTTTTTGTGTAAATGATTTAGTTGGATTAACAACTAGATCTGCAAGATAATCAGCAGCGTCTGCTTGTTTAACAATACCAGTATTTACTGCTTCAATAGTTTCTCTATAAGCTAATGCGTATAACTCAGATCTATATTCCATATTCTTAAAGTAATTATCCATTACTGAAAGAAATCTTGTTGGAACTCTATCCATTGTTAAAATTCTACCCAACATGTGAGTAGCAGAAGCACCAGCAGAATTTTCTATATCAAAAGCATCAAATCTGTTTGCTCTTACTTCTACTTTACTTGTACCACCAAAATTAGCTGGTATTCTTTCATCAAACTTTTGTGCAAATTTTAAAGTTCCTTCTTCATTCCAAACTTTAGATAAAGCTGCCAACATTTCTGTTGAAGCTTGTTGTTTACCATAAATTTTTGCAACATCTTCATAAGCTGCAACACCGCCTTTTTCTTTGCCACCATAAAATCTTGATGCCATCTTTCTTTCAAAATTATTAATACTCATTGAAAGCCAGTTACCAGCAGTATTTCTAATATGTGTTACTGGATTAGATAAAATAACGTTTATAAATACTTCAGCAGTAGCATCAGAAAATTTAGTTAATGTTCCTACTTTTTTAACTACATCAAATTTAGCTTTACCATCCATTGCTTTACTAATGTAAAGTTTAGCAACACCTCTGATATTTTCTTCTCCACCTAACTCTAATAATAAATTGCTTCTATTAAGATCATCAATATCAATATTTTTAAAACCACCAGTTTTTTGAGTTTGTATTCTCATTGAGCTTAATGCTCTTGCGGTTTCGGTTTTGACACCAATAAGAGTTTTTTGGAACTCGCCCATCAAGGCAAAATGTTGCCTAAATTTTAAAAGATCTTTTTCATTCCCAGTTGCAGCCTTTTTAGCAAGATCATCTAGTTGAGCCATACCAGCTCCTAATACTTCTCTTGCAGCTAAAAGGTATTCTGCATTAAGTGTGTCTCCTGGAGATAAATCTAAAAGAACTTTATATAATTTTTTTGAATTAGTTTGCAATAAATCTGCTAATCCTCTTGTATCTTCAAAAGTCATGACACCTCTTTTTTGTTTGGTAATACTACCTTTAAAAGACTTTGAAGTTTCTTCAATTAACTTTAACATATCTCCTCTAGTAGAAATATTATTAATGTTAAAATCTTTTAATACTTTAGGTGGAACTTTAGAATTTTTTAAATTAAATAAAAAATCATCTGCTTGATCGACATTAACTTCTGGTTTGTTTTTTAGCTTTATATCTTTTTGATCAACTTTAATTTGTGCTTCGTTAGCAACTAAATCAGTTTCTGTTTCTTTAATCTTGCTTTTTGCTTCTTCAATCTGAATTTGTTTTACTTTTTTCTTATCTACTAAAGTTTCTCTTTTTTTAGTCTTTCCAGTTTTTATAATTTTTTGTGCCTGGTCTAGTAATTCTTTTGCAGCTACTTTACCTCCGACAGTCATTATTGCCATAATTGATATTTCCTTGATTTAAAAAGTTGAGAATATTCGAAGATACTCTCTATTTATGATTATTCTGTTAGATTTGAAATAGTATTGTTTCCTATGCTATCTACTACAGCTCCAGTAGTTGCTGCACCACCTACACTTATTGTGCTTTGTGGTTTAGTAAATGCTGGAATATTTTTCTTTATAAATTTAGCTGCTTTATAAATACCAGGTAAAGCAAAAGCTAAACCAGTTCCTTCAAAAGCTTTATAAGTTAAATCATATAATTCTTCTTCTGGAGTATCTTCAATAACACCAATATAATTTTTAAATTCTTTCATAGTTTCACTATTAAGAAATAAACTCATATCGTCTGAATACATAACTGATCCACCTACTCCAGCGGATATAGGAATTGCAAAAGTTGGTGGAACACCAATAGATTTAAGTTTTCTATAAATAGGAACAGCAGCTGGTAAATCTTGAAATACCATACTAACAAAATTTGCAGCTCCACTATTAGCTTCTAATGCCTGATTATTTTCTTCTCTTGGTTTAGCAAGTAATTCAGAAACATTTTTCATTTTCTTTTGAAAGTCTTTTTGTGGTCCTGACAAATCTCCAGGTGTAATAGCATCAATCATTTTAAAACCTAATGGAGCTAAATTTACGCCAACATCCATAGCATTAATTAAACCATTAGAGACTGATCTGTAGGTACTTTCTGGTAAATCTTTTGCAAAATCTGCAAAGCCTTTAGCCCAATCATAACCTTCTTGTTCTTTAACTTTATCATCTTGGTAAGTTAATTTAAGATTTTCAGCATCTGGATCTTTTTCAATACCTACTAATTCGTTTTGATCTATTTTGTTTTTACTTAAAGCATTGTAAGCACTAGAATTATACTTACCAGTTTCATTAAGATAATTACTATAATCTTCTAATATATTAAATCCTTCAGACATTATTTATCAGTATCTCCTGATCCACCTTTAGCTTTTGTTGATCCTAAGGCTAAATCTATAAGTTCTTGAGTTGATTTTTTCTTATCGCCAGTATTTCCAATTTCAAAAGCTTTCAATCTAACATCAAACAAATCTCTTATGGTATCTAATCTTTCAAAATCTTCTGTAAATGCTTGAACATCTTTTGGATTAGCAGCATAAGCTTCTATCATTTTATTTTCTATGCTATTAAAATAATCTTCTGGTTTTGTACCTTTAATTGGTTTTTCTAATTTTACAGTTCTAGGCATAGCCACTTCAAATATAGATGGCATATTTTCTTTACTTAAAAAATCTCTAACAGTTGTTACATACGCATCTTCAGCATTCATACCTTCTCTAACTAAAGTTTGGTATCTTTCTATTCCGTTATATCTTTTCTTTTGATCAGTTTTTTCTGAACTACCAAAATTTTTAAACATCGTCATACCACCATCTATATTTCCAAGATCAGTTTTAAGCATATTTTCAAAATATTTATATTCTTGAAACGCTGGTCTATCTTTAGTGAATAATGTTTTTATGTGTTTAATATTCTCAATACTTTCAATACCAAGCTTGTCAGCAAAACCAGCAGTAAATAAAACTTGTTCTTCGATCGCATCTATATCTTCAATAGTTTCAGCAATAGATAATTGACCATTAATATAATCTAAAACCATTGGATCAGTTAATACTGGTCCTTGTAATTTAATTTTAAATAATGTGTTTCTTTGTGCAGAGTTAATTTGATCTGCTTTAAATAAATCTGTTATATAATCTAAGTCTGGTGCAGTACCATCATCTAATTGTATCTTTAATAATATATCTGTAAAATTTGCAATCTTTTGATTTTTATCTGCTTTCTCTAATCTAATAGCATCTAAATCTTTTTCAGCCACTTGACTAACTAAAACATTTTTTGCATCATCTAATATTCTTTTAGCTTCTTTAACACCAAACTTTGCAGTAATTTCTTTTCCTCTAGCAAGTGTATCAACTGGGTTATTTCTATTTCTATTATAATAACGGAGTTGTATTGCTTGTAATTTTTTATCTTCTTTAATTTTTTTTAGTTCTTGCTCTGTATATTTATTAACAACATCAGGATCATTAAAAGTTGCTTCAAACTCGATTTCTGCATTAGAAGCTGTGCCAGTATCATTGGCAGCCATTAATTTAGTTAGCTCATTCCAATTATTATTATGTTGAAGTTTAGTTTCTTTAATATGATTTGATAAAATACCAGTATGAACGTGTTTATATCCACTTACTGTTTCTTTAAATAAATGATTTTTAAATAATTCTCTAACTTCTTTATTAGAATTTTGTAAAAAAGGTTCAAATTCTTTAATATCCATTGATGCTAAATAATTATTTGCATCATCAATATTTGTACTTTTATTATAAGCTTGAGTTCTTTTTGTAATTTCAGGTAAAGTCTCAGTTATTAATCTTTGTAATTCGTTTTTATCTTCAGTCTTTTTAGTTTTAGCTTTTGTATCTTCAATTATTTTACCAATAGATGATATAGCATTACCTTGAGCTAAAGCTAAATTACTATCTAATCTTAATGCTGTTACATTAGGAGTTGGAACATTTGCTATATTACTTTGAGATCTTCTTATTTTAATTATTGCCATTATCCTAATAAGCTCCTGTATTTATCCTGATTAAGAAAAATATCTCCACCAGCTTTCATCAATCCAGTTCTAAATTGTATATCTCCTTTAAATCTTTCGCCTTGACCTTTAGCTTGTAAAAGTGATGCGTTATTAATTTCATTTTGAACAGCAACAGTAGAATTAAAACTTTGTACTGATATTTCAAAAGCATCTTCTATAGATTGCTCTAAACCAATTAGATAAGGTGTCTCTCCTATCCTATCTACATCAAATCCACTTTTTAAAAGATTAACAAATTGATTTGATCTAAATCTTTCTTGATCCTTTTTTAATCTTGGTAATGTAATTTGTTCAAATGTTGTTCTTTTAATCTCTGCATTCTTTCTAGCTAGTTCTGCTTGTTTAGCATAAAGATTAGCATTAAAATTTGCAATCTGTCTTGCACCGTAAGCACCGAATATATTTCCTATAAAAGCCATTAATAAATTTTCCCCAGTTGATAATAGTCAGATCCATCTGGACCATAACTTTTTTTTAATCCTTCAATTTCTAAACCAAGCCAAGTAGCAAATCTGACACCTAGTTTAAAATCAGCCTTAACGGATGTTTGTAATCTTTTAATTTTATTTTTTTTACACATCTCATCTGTTAATTCTTTCATTGTCTTGGCTGCTAAAAATCTCATTTCAAAAACATTTTGTGATGCTAGTACCCAGCCTTCAGCAACACCATCCCACAATAAAACAATTCCTATTGCAAAAACTGGATTGTCATCGACAAACATTGTGTAAGCATTGCCTTTAGTTGAATAGTTACAAATTCTGTTATCGGAATAACTTGCATCTATTTCCATTAGCTTAGAGTTCATGCCAAAAGAAATAATTTTGTCTGCGTGTTCTGGTTTAAAATCTTTTATCTCACTAGCCATCGTTAGTAACAATAGTCGGATATAATGCTAGTACCGTTAATGGTAATGCTTGATCTTGTTTAACAAATATAAATCCATCTGTATTATAATCATCCGAAAATTCTACTTCTTTATCTCCAGCTATAAATGTTGATACTGGTAAATCCATTGCACCTGATGTTGTTCTAAATGGTACGGTTTCTAAGTTATCTAACGAAGGACCAACTTTAGCACCTACTGTTTCAAATAATCTTAAAACTATTTTTGAAATTCTTTTTATTTTACCTTGAGCTGTTCCTTCTAATTGTCCAGCTCCACCTTCTATTCTCATTGTTTGTAAAACGGAGTTATAAGGTAAACCAACAGTAACTTTTCTTGAGGCTCTATCTAAAGAAATAGATCCATTTGATACTGTCTTTTTAGCATGAGTTGCACCATCTGCTAGTATTGATACTGTTTCGCCTTCTAAATGATCTAGTCCAGATAATGAGCTAACAGCTACACCTGAATAAGATAAATGACTATCTACAAACTTAAAATCTTCTGGTGCAGTTTCATCAAAATCAAAATTAGAAAAACATTCAACATAACGTCTGACAGCTCCATTAACCCAACGTTGACTTATAATCCACAGTTCATCCTCGTTAAGATCTCCAGATATAGTTGCAACACTTTCAACTTTTGTATTTTGTAAAATATTATCTGTTTGTTCTGAACTATGAGCTGAAGTTAATGATACAACATTAATTAGTTTGCTATCTGAATATAATTTAAATTGATCATCATCTACTCTTGAAACGTTGTATTCAACATTTTCACTTAATCCACCAATAGCAGTTCCAATATTATCGTAAAATATTTTATCGCCAGTTTTAAATCCATGTGCCGCTGAATAAATTACGTTTGATGCAATATTTACACCTTGATAAATATATTGTGTCGATGCTGTACTTGGTCCAGTTAAACTAATTGCAGTACCAGCAGCAGAGTTAGCAGCAGATGAAGCAAGTTTAATAGTATTACTATCTGAAGCAATTACATAATAAAGTTTACCGCTGGTTATTCCAGTAATAGGATTAGCAGCAGCATAATAATAAACTGGATCGTTAGTCGATAATCCATGAGAAGATAATGTAATTGTATTATTCGTTCCATTAACAACTGTTGTATTTGCAGTAAATGAAATTTCTTGTTGAATAATATTTTTAGTAGTATCTGCTTTTCCTCCGATAAGGTGTCTGTGCCAGGCAACAACATTATCAGTTCTTTGATAAGTTAATCCTGATAAAACTCCATCATCTCTAACAGCCCACAAAATACTATCTGGTGCTTGTTGATAAGCCATTTCATTAACGCCACTATCAGTTACAGTTTCGTTTAATATACAAAGATCAGGTGCGATATAACCATCTGTATCGTAGTTATAAGCTAGTTCTCTAATTTTTCTTTTTGCTCTTTGTAAAAATAATATTGCATTACCAGCTGGTTGAGCATCAACATTAGCAGCACCAAAAGAACTCTGTCTCCTAATCTGAATATTTGTTGGTGTTACTGCTGCATCTGTTCCATCTGCTGATACAGTAAACTCTCCTCCAGTAGTTCCTATCAATAAAGTTCTTACTGCTTTTAAATATCTAATTTTATTAACCTGGTTACTAGCGATTGTGTAAACCATAGCATCATCTGCGTTTGTACCAGTAGTCATGTTTTCGTAATCTCCAGATTTAGAGAAATACAAAGTTTGTGGCTCATCACTAGTTCCAGCAAATACTAATCTTTGTTCAAAGAATGATACACAAGAAGGATGTCCAGTTGTATCTGAAAATGCTCCAAGCTTAAAAGAGGCTGTTGCATTTGTATTAGTGAAAGCGGTAGTAATTGTGCAAACAACAACTGTGGTATTGGTCCTAGCTGTAATTTTAGCTTTACCGCCATTGAAAGATATTATTCTTCCAACATCAGTTGTTTGAAATCCAGCACCACCATTTATTCCAGTTATAGCTGAAGCGGTTATATTTACTCCAGTTCCAGTTGCGGATTGAGCTGGTGTTAAAGTAGTTGTTGTAGTGTTTTCAGATAAATAAGGTCCGTCTGTAAATTCAACTTCAGTTAATGTCCATGATGTATGCCCAGTTCTACTTAACTTCATCACTTCATGGTTTGGATGAGTGATATACATAACATCAGCACTTTGAGCGAACTTCAATTCAAATAGTTCAGCTGTTAAGTACGGACTTGATATTTCATATATTCTATTAGCATCTCCACCAGATGAATATGCTGTAAAAGATGAAGAGTTTATATCTGTTCCATCAACATCTTGTAATTCAAAGGTGTTAGTAGTTTTGTCAGCTACTTTAAAAGTTTTACCATTAACCTCTGTCATTCCAACAACAGAAGATAATATTACAAAGTCGCCATTAGAAAACCCATGACTACTTGCTGTAACCACAGCTGGATTAGCTTTAGTAATTCCAGAAACAGTTACATCACTTTCGGTAATTTGACCTTTATCCTTAAACATTCGGATATAAGTATTACCAAATTCTAAAACATAAGTTTGAGTTGTAGAAAATTCAAAAGGTATTAATCTTGTTTTTAAAGAAGATGTTTTAACTTCTGCAATAAACTGAGTGCCTACTCTTCTAGCTGCTGCACCTTGAGGATGCACCAACATATTTTCTAATGTTTTACAGCCTGAAGCATATTTTTCAAAATCAGTTCTACCATCCATCTTGGCAGAAAATTCTCCTGATACAAAACTATTTAATGCTGCTGTAGTTCTTGGCATTACAATCTCGCATCAGTAAATTCATTTGCCTCAACTGTTCCTAAACTATTTTCTGTAGCATCAATAAATCTTGCTTCTCTTAATCTTTCATCTGCTCTAGTCATATATTGATTAGCAAGTGTTGCATTGTTAGTTATTGCATAACAAATATCGGCAGCTAATTGATGTGAAATACTTTCTCTTAAATAAGTATCGTAGTTATTTGGATCTGTATCTAAAGCAATATAAATTAAATAAATCGTATCTATATCAGTTAAGATATTTCTTCCTTCTATTTTATAATCTAAAGCTGTTTGAATACTATCTGTAGTTCCATTGTGAATTTTTAATACTCTTAGACAATCACTAGGTAACAAATAAGCATAATCATATTCTATTACTGGAGCTGTAGAATTTTGAGCAAGTTGAACTCTTTTGTGTAAACAATTCCAAGCATGAGATCTAAATACTCTATTTCTTACTGGCTCATATCTTTGATTACATAATCTGGCATTTTTAGTATCGTCAGTTAATGCTGATATGGTACTAGCACCCAAAAGGTTGAGCGCACTATTGCACATATTTACAACACTAGCCATTATACAATTACACTAATTATAATAATTACAATAATTGCAACAGAAGCTATTTTAATTTTTGTACTTCTACTATTCCAATATTTTTTTATTTTTTTCATTATGTTTGTTCTCCTTGTTCTTCACATGAAAATCTTATTGCTAATTTTTCATCTTCAAAATCTTCTTTGTAAAGTTCGTTTAATAAGAAATGTGATTGTTTATAGCCTTGATTTATACAAGCAGACCATTCGTTAAATGCTCCAACAATACTGCTGTTATTACATTTAGTTTCTGCTGTTGCATAACTGCAAACATATAAAATTAAAAGATACTTCATTTTAACATTTCCATCTTCGTCTTGCTTGTCTAATCCTTGAGTTTGGATTATTTCTAGTTTTTGCTGAACTTCTTTTCAGTTGACCAGCTGATCTAGCACAATATGATTTTCTTCTTTTTGCAGCAGCTGATCCTTTTTTAACTTTACCAGTTACTGCGGTTTTTAATTTTGATCCAGGATTAGCTTTTCTATAAGCTTTTACTCCACGTCTGGTCATCCCAGCTCCAGACTTGGTTGGTCTATAATTTCTTTTATTTCTTGAAATTGCTTTAGCCATTTATGATTACATTAAGAGGCGTTTCCACTCTCGCTTCCACGCCTCTCAATTCTATTTGCTTAGTTTACAACGTATGAAATGTTCCAAGACATAGTTCCAGCAGTTTGACCATCAGCTGCCATTGTAGCAGCGATGTAGTAGTAACCGCCTGGATCTGTACTATCTCCAGCTAACTCATACATTTTTTTACCAGCAGTATCTATGTTTGCAGCTTCAAAACGAACATCCGCCATTGCAGCAGCATCAGCTACTAAACTTGCGAATACATCTTCGTCTTTAACTACGCCAGCTGAAGTGTATATTCCAACATTGAAAGTACACGATCCACCTAAGTTGTCTGAACCAATAAATAAACTTGGTACAGCAGCATTAGAAGGAATAGGTGCTAACATAACAATATCGTTATCATCACTATCACCAGCAGCTAATTCTACTGTTCCATGTGCAGTTCTTAGTACACCATGAAGTTCAGCAGCATTATTAAGGACTTGAGGACTAGCTTCAAAGTTAGCCACTAAGTCTGTGTTTTTAGTTCCCATAATTATATACTCCTATTTGATTATGCTTCATGACATGGAATTTGAAAAATTGCTTTTTCTTCCATACGAACTGCTCCTAAATCCATGCAGTAGTAAACTTGCGTAGAGTAAGATTTGTCAGCTCTTTCAGAAATGTTTGCTTTAATGTCTTTACCGATTGCTAATTTAATAGCATCTTCAGTATAAGCAAAAACAAGTCTGTCATCTGTGTTAGTTGCATCCAAAGGTAATCTATTTGACATAATAAATTCAAAACCTAAGAACGAATTAATATCGCCTTGAGCTAGAGCCTTAACAGTATTGAAGTCTGAAGATGTTACTTCTGTAACAGCTAATAGATCAGCAATTTGTTGAGGTCCACAGACTAGATACCTTTTTCTTGAAGGATCTATGCTGTTGTTGTCAAAGTTTTTCTTCGCAGCTAAAAGTTTAGCAACAGTTAAACCATCTGATTGATTTGATGTTGCGAACTTTTGAGTTGAAGGCAAAGCTGTTGATGTTCCACCAGCTACACCAGTTGAAGCAGAAGCATTCATAGCTGTGATGATTACATCATCCATTGCTCTATTCATTGCTGCTGCCGCATTTCTTGCGTAAGCTGAAGTCGGATCTACTAATGCACGAATTTTATCGCTATCATCAATAAGATCTCCCCATTCATACGAAGCAAGTGATACTCTTCTTCTGCTATGCGGTGTATCGATTTGCGGAGTATCGCCATGTCTTGAAGTTCTTAGAACAGCAGCTGTGCTGTCTATTTGTTCAAAAAAGGCATTTTTTCCAACGACACTTTCCTCATCAACAGAAGCTCTTAAATGACTGCCCATTTGTTGAGACAGTAAAGTTACATTCGAAGAATATTGTTCAACGAATGAAGTTGTTATTTGTGAACTCATAATAAGTTCCTCCTCTGTGTGTTATTTTAAGTGTTATTTAAACGGATGATTATCCTTGCGGATCTTCCTGAAATTTACATCATTCAGATGTTAGTCTTTCCTAACGTCAACAAAGGTCTTGTGGATTGTCTTTGATTTTATTTGCCAAACCGAAGTTAAGCAAAACTGTTAAGCATCTACTTCGTTATTCTTCTTACGAATTAATGCTGCAACTTCTTCAACAGCTACAGCATGTGCTGGATGTTTCTTATCCCAGTATGCTGAGCCTTTTTGTTGTAATGCTGCAATTTGTTTTGTTATCTCATTAGTTGTTAAGTAAGATGTAGTATCTCCTTTAACAATATCATCTTCAGATAATTTTTCTGAAAGTTGAGCAAAAGCTTTTACGATTTGTGGATTATCTCCAAGCTTACTGCCATCTTGTAAAATAGTAGAATTTAAAAACTCAGAACCTAAAGTAGCTGTGGCTAAATTTTTAGCACCAGTTATTTTATTATCATAAGTTGAACCATACTCATTTCTAAGTTCTTGTTCAGCTTTAGTTCTAGCTTCTTCAGCTTGAATGTTTTGTTCATTCATACCTTGATTGATAACTTCATTATAATACTTCATAATACCATCTGCTTGATTAGGAAGTAATCCTAACTTAACAGCTTCTTCAGAAAAACTTTTTAAAGTATCTTCAGGCACAGCATGATCTTCTGGTAAAGAATATTTATAACCATCAGCAGCTTCTGGACTACCTAATCGTTTATAGACTTCCTTCCAATCTTCATCGGTTGCGTGTTTATTGGGTACTGGTATTTTATCTAAACCTACCATCTTCTGTGAGTGTAGATATGATTTTACAAAGTCATCCATTTTAGTAAAATTTTGTAATGACTTTTCTTCTTTATATTCCGCTGGAATTAAAGATTGAAAATCAACAGCTGGTGTTTCCGTTGCTGTTGTTTGTGTTGGTTCTGCTGTAAGCGTAGTAGTTGTCTGCGTTACATCAGGTTGAGCATTTTGCTCAGTTGTCTGATCCATAGATTACTCCTTATGATTGATCATGCTTTTTATAAATAACAGAATTGTTCTCTGTCCTTCAAAAAAAGCGGTTTCGTTTGGTTCGTTCCTACTAAATGTTGATGTGTGGTAGAAACATCTTTTTTCAAGATCATCCATGACTGCTTTGCCATCGTCTGATCCAAAAGTCGCTTTGTAGTGTTTAATTAAATCTTTAATTTTTTTGTTACTGTTCTCGTTCTGCATTAGATACCGCTTGTACTGCTGGTGCTACATTTCTAGCCATTTCGCTTTCAGCCATCTGTTGTTGCATTTGCATTTGTTGTTGTTGTGCTTCGGCTTTCTGTTGTGCAATCTCTTCTACTTCGCTGTCTGATCTAATCATTCTAGCTGGTAGTCCTAATATTTTAATTAAGTGTTTAACTAATCCTTGAGGATCTATGTAATCATTAACTGGCGCTACTTGACCTATTTGTCCAAACAATTCTAAACCTCTTACAATAGAAGATAACTCTTGTCCTCTTTGTGCTTGAGCCATTGGAGATACATATTCAACATCAATTTCTTGATTTAATAAAATCTCTGGAGCTTCAGGTAATAAATTATTTCTAAGCATAATATTAAAAATTCTAATAATCATTGGCTGTAGTAATTCAGATTGTAATCTTCCTAATACTGGACCAAGTATTCTCATCTTCTCTTCGTTACGTTGGACAACTTCTGTTGCTGTCATGTTACGATTTTCTGTAATTAATAATTGATCTACATGAAACGTTTGGGAAATAGCTTGTCGTCTTTGCTCTTCCATGTTTAAACCTAATGGATTGTTTGCACCAATGTTTAATGTTTCTATACGGTCACGTGTTCCACTTCTATAGTAGTTAATTGATCCTGGAGACATTCTAATTGGCATTAACATACTGTCATCAGGTACAAGTAAAGGTGGATCAACTTGCTTTTGTGCAGCCTTCATTCCAACTTCAACCATTTTATTTAAAACTTTAACATCTGGTAAAGCATTCATGCCTGGACTTCTTCCATATAATTCGTTTGATGCTTTTAGGTATCTTGGAACTACATAAGGAAATTCTTTAAAACCACCTTGAGAAATAATATGTCCACTATCATATTCAAAATAAATTGAAGTGAATGGCATATTTTGCTGATCCATTTTTTGTGGATTATAAATATCTCTCGGTTTAACAACATGAACTAAATCAATGTCATCAAATGGAGTTTTCTTAAATGTATTTAAAGTTTTAAGACTAATATTATCTATACCAAATTTTTCTACAGTTGCCTTAGCAGACATCTTAAATCTTCTATAGATGCAATTAACCATTCCTTTTGCATCTTCTGAAATATAAATTTCTTTTATATGTCTTGATGAAAACCGTATGATGTCGTCTTTATCTTCTTCAATTTGTAAACAAGAAGTACCGAAGGCAATTAAATCGAAGTAAGTTTCAAACACCTCCTGTTGAAAATTAGATCTTGAAATAGCTATGTACATTTTATCAAGTACATTTTCTAACCATTCTCTAGCTTCATCATCCTCATTAACTGCTGTTTCTTTAAATCTTAAAGCAAACCATCTATTAACTGATGATGTTAGCATTCCATGTAATGAACTAGCTAATAATTCTAAAGAATGTATTGCAGTACCATCATAGATAACTGTATGTCTTTTATCGCCTTTAGGTCTTTCCAGCGTAATATCAGCTTTTCTAGGTAGCATATAATCAGCTACTTCTTGCCAATGGATTTCCCAGTTAGATCTTTTTTCAACTAATCTAGCTAGATCATTTTTAAGATCTGCTGCTAGTTTTCTTAATTCTTGTGGTTGCATCTATCTTCTTTTTTTTGCTGTCTTAGCTGCTCTTCTAAATTGCTTAGCAGTTGGTCTGCCTTTAGCTCCAGCTTTTCTCATCTTCTCTTTAGATCCAGCTTTAATTCTTTTACGCTTTGCATGGATGTTTGCGTATAATCCTCGTTTAGCCATTGATTACCCCAGCATACTTTTTTTGCTTAAAGCAATCTGATCTTCTAAACCAGATGAACCAGTAAGCATGGTTGCTTTTCTTCCTCTTCGCTTATTAGCAAGTGAAGCTTTTTTAATTCTTTCTTCTTCCATCTCAGCTGCAGTTGGACCTTTAGGTGCTTGTTTGACTGCTGTTTTTTGAAGTTGTTCAAAAATTTTTGGTTTTCTTTGAATATATTTTCTTACAAATCCGCCCATTTTAATTACCTCCTAGTAATGTCTTTTGATTTAATTCTTCATCATCGATTTCATTTAATCCAGCTGATGTAGTTAGTATTGTTGATCTTCTTCCTTTTCTATTTCTTGCAGCTTCTTTTGCATCTCTTGCTGCATCAATCTTTCTTTGCTCATCATCGTAATTAGGAACTTCCGCTGGTTCTGGAAATTTAATTACTGGCATCGAAGGCATCTTCGGCATGAATAGTCTAGCAATGAATGACATGATTATCTCTTTTTATTTAAAACAAAATTATGTTGTCTTACGACAGTTTCTTTTCCACCAGGACCAACATTTACAATTCTATATCCGATATTTTTTTCATTCTCTGGACTTAGTTTAACAATAATTGGTTTTTTTTTATTTTTTGTATAATCCATAATTATCTCTTCTTTTTCATTTTAGACTTAGACTTCATAATTTTTTTCTTTAATGCTGAAGGTAAAGTTTTTTGTTTTTTTGTTAGTTTACTTTTTCCGTACATTTTTTATCTCCTTATATAATTTGATAGTTACTATCGGCTATACGTTGTAGGTTTTTGTTAGTTGCTTTATTTTCTTCAATTCCAGTTGCAAGACATCTCAGAGCATCCATCATGTGTGAACTCCAATCGTGAACGGGTTTTGGTTTAAAAATTCTTTCCTTATCATTAAACTTTCTATGATAATGTCTGAGAGATAAAAGTAGATCCGAACAGTTATCACTATCTATTCTGCATCTTGGCAACAACATCTTAACCGCATGAATGCCATCTTCTAATGCTAGTCTTGGCGCTAATCTAAATCTAACTCCAAGAGCTGCTGCTATTTCTCTTCTTGTTTTACCGTTACTAAACTCCGTCTGGTCCAAATCAAATGGTCCATAGTGAGTGTCATAAATGTAATCTTTGTCTTGTAAAAATTTTATATAGTGAGGTAACGCTTCGTTATCATCCTCATACGTCTCAATGATATTAATCTGGTGGTTTAGCAGTTGGAAAAAAATAATAGAGGTACTATCGTTATAGCCAATATCCCAAGCAGTATTTACTGGTAAACTTGGATCATAAGGAACAGATCCTATCTTACCATCGTCATCTAAATCCTGGACTAGTTCGCCATAGATAGAGCCTTCTATATTGCCAATAAATGAGCATTCATATTCTTGGTCAAATTTAGCTTTACCCATTACGGACAAAGCAGCGTCTAGCTCATCTTCGTCAACAATGTTTGTTTGAGAAGCTTTAGCTTTATATAGAAACCATTTAGGATCTGCCTGAGCTTTATTATAATAATCATAGAATATGTTGTTCATTCCTTTAGGCGTACCTATTAGAAACATTTTGCCTTTTCTGTCTGATAAAGCTGGTGTGATTACCTCATCAATCAATCCTTGCGAAACCTGAGCAAGTTCATCGATTGCAACCATGTCTAAGTAAATTCCTCTTATACTGTCAAAATTTTCTGAAGATAATAAGGTTATCCTAGAGCCATTAACTAAATCACATCTTAACTCACTTTCGTTCCATTTCGTGCCTGGAATATTTTTAGTATAAAATTTTAAGTAATCCCAAGCGATGCTTTTTGCCTGTTTATAAGTTGGAGCAATGTAAGCTAGTCTTGGAGCATGATTTTTATTTGTTAAGGCTGCACGAATTAAATGGTTCAAAACCATAACGGTCTTGCCAAATCTTCTATGACAGCAAAGCACAGCGTATCTGTACTTGTCTAATTCTTGATGTATGTATGCCTGATGCTTTCGTGGCGTGTACGGAATTTGGATTTTCATTAAAATATAATTGCACCTAATATAAATCCGAGTGCAAAAATCATTACCAAAGGATGATCAAGCCAAAGACATTCTATTTTAAATCTTAATTCATTTATGAAATTCATCATACTTAGTGAACCGTTGGTGGATTATCTCCAAAGTTAGATCTCATATAAATTCTGTTAAAGACAAATTCGCAAAAGTCCTCAACATCTTCTTCGTTTTCAAATCCTGAAAAATTAATAATCAAATCATTATCGTATGCTTTGAAACTGATGGCGGTAACATTCTTATATTTATCTTTAATATATTTAGTCATAGGTTTGTCTGTCCGTCTGTTTGTTTAACTTACCGATAGTTTATGTATTGGACCTGGCGGCTACTTTTTGGGGTATGGTCCTCTGCAAAAAACGTTGAACAAATGCTGTAAAAGTAAACGACATTGCACGTCAGGCAATCGCTCTACGGTAGAAACAATAGCTTATTTAAATTCTTGTACGGTATCGGTACTAACTCCTACATATTGTCTGCACATTAGAATCATTCGAACCTCATGTCGTGTGCGAGAACTATGTTTGTGTGTTAGCTACCCAACTCTGAAACATTCTTAATCTCATTCTCATAAGTCTTATCAACGTCAGGATCATTCCAGGTTATCTCAACCTTCTGATCTATTTCGACTTGTTGTTTGTCTCCATAGATTGCAACAAGCTTACTAGCCATCCATCGATAATGAATTAACTTCTCTCTTGTTACTGCAATGCTTTTGTTGTCAGCATTCTCTAATTCAGTAATCATCTTATCAAGATATGTTTGAGCTGCTATCTTACGAGCAGTCAGTATTCTGTCCGCAAATTCCTTATCGGATCTGATCCAGTCATAAACTTTAGATAAGCTTGGCGCATCTTTGTTTTGGCAAATGGTAGTTAAAGGAGTACCATTCATCAACATACGCTCAATATCATCAGCTATCTGTACTGTTAATTCTAGTTTTTTGGTCATTATTATTCTGTTTTAAATTCAGTAATGCTTTCGCTTTACCTTCAGGTGTTTTAGGTCCTGTACTCCAGCCACCATGCATTCTGCATCTAATGTTACCATTCTTCATCAATATTCCAGAAGCCTTACAAGGAAGTTTATTCTGTTTATTAATTGTCTGACATTGCAGTCTGTATTTGTGTCTTGCAGCCATAAACGGTTTTAGGATTAAAAAAAAAAGAGAAAAAAAAATTATACTTTTTAAATCCGTTCTAGTACGGTTTTAAGTACAAGCTCCATAGTTATGATTATAATACGCCTGGATAGATAATCCATTAATATATTTTAATTTTATTTATAGGAGAGATATTTTTTTTAAAAAGATTTTAAGAATATCAAATTAAGTACAATATTCTGTTAAGTTTGCAATACTTTTTATTATTTATTTTAATTTTATTACACAACTTACTTAGGACTTTCTCATATCTATTTTTGACTTGGTGTCTTGTAAAACCATAATGCTTTGCAATCTGTGTCCACTTAAAACGTTGTGCTTTCATCCAAATTATTTGTCTATCAAGAATAGGATCTTCTGATATGTCTTGCTCAATGCTGGTTAAACATTCTATAGCAAACTCCCATCTAGTTATTTGTTTTGGTGTAGCTCTAAGTTTTAGTAATTTCTTTTCGTAGTAAGCCCAGTCTCCTTGCATATACGTTGTCTCTAACAGATTATACATACTAGCAGCCATAGGCGGTTTTGGACCAGATAAAAATCTTTCAGTTCTTGCAGCTTCGTCTATCAAGTTAATAATATTAGATAACGCAAAGACTTCTTTTTGTATTTGTAACTCAGCTGTCATAGTTACCGTTTTGATAAGTATAAATATTTTGTTTTACTTTGTTAAAACCTTTGTTGGAATAGTTCTTGGTAAACCTTATGCTTTCAAGAAAAGCTTTGTATCTTGGCATATCAAAGTAAGTAAAATTATTATGTGTAATCAGCGGTTTGTAATCTATATTTAAAAGCGCCAGGCGTTGCAGAGCTTCTTTTATTTTTGGCAATGGAACAATCATGTGGTCCGCACAATCAATCATTCTTACATACGGAGTTAATCTTTTAAGATCATAGTTCTTGCAAAGATAAGAATATAATTTGAAATCAAATGCTGACATTTTAAGATCAAATATTTTAGGATCACTTATATAGAATTGACGCAAATGCTTTCCTCCTGTTGGCTCTCTGATCTTCGTTTAATTTTTTTTTGAATAATTCTTTGTTTGGACAATCTGGATAATGTTTAACTTGCTGGTATTCCAGGAACTGTAGCCATTCATCAGGATCTAGCATTACTGGCTCTGATGCAAAACCATCCTTATAATCTGGAGCTATCTTTTTGACGTGCAGATGGATCATCATCTCTCCAACAAGCTGATACCAAAC